ATGCCATCATATACATTTTACAATTCAAAGACTAAAAAAGAATATGACGATATGATGACTATTGCTGAGATGGAAGAATTGTTAGATAAGAATAAACACATTACACAAGTCATTAAAGGAATAAATATAGTTAGTGGTGTTTCAGGCACCAGTTACAAGACAGATCAAGGATGGAAAGACAATTTAAGTAGAATAGCAGAGGCACATCCTAGAAGTGCCCTAGCACAACAAGTAGGTAGAAAGTCTATAAAACAGGCTAAGACCGAAAGAGTGTTGGCAAAACATAAAGCAAAAAAGTTAGGAAAAAAATTCAATGGCTAATATACCAGATTATATGCGTGACTTTGATTTAGACCAAGATTGGGGTTTTACACCTGTCACATCTAAACCAAAAGAAAATACGCCGTCAGTTGACCCTAAGTTAGTTGAAGGAACTAATTTAGAATTATCTAAAGTCAAAACAGATGTAAAAGATATTAAGTCAATGATGAACGAAATCATGGAGATAGTTAATGAAAAAGAAACTATCACAAAAGAGGTAGCAAGTGCTGAAGTAAAAGGCAGATTTAAAGAAATAGAAAAAGTAATACTACCTTTTTTATACAATCTATCTAAAAGTGATGAACCTTACATACATTGGCCGAATAGAGGTCCTATTATTAAGGCGCAAATAGATAAAATACTAAAACTCACAAGGGGATAATATGAACTTAAAAGAAGAACATAAAGAACTAAAAAGAGAAGTAAATATTTTAGAAAGTAAAAGAAAAGAAGATAGAAGTAGTGTCTCTTGGCAATTAATAAGAGACGCAAAAAAGTTAAAGTTACAAGCAAAGGAAAGACTAAATGAAATTAAGTAATAATTTTAGTTTAAAAGAACTAACTGCTTCACAAACAGCTGAACGTAAGGGTATTAGTAATAATCCTAGTGAAGATCACATGACTAACTTAAAAGAGTTATGTGTTAATGTATTACAAAAAGTAAGAGATCATTATGGCAAAGTTGTTTCTGTATCAAGTGGATATAGAAGTCCAGAGTTGTGTGTAGCAATCGGATCAAGTGTAAATTCACAGCATGCTAAAGGGCAGGCAGCAGATTTTGAGGTGTTCGGATTAAGCAACGCTGAACTATGTAAATGGATTTCAGAAAACTTAGAATTTGACCAGTTGATTTTAGAATACCACAATATTGGTGAACCTAATAGTGGGTGGATCCATTGTTCTTATAGATCAGATGGTGAAAACAGAAAACAAATTTTACGAGCTTACAGAAATGAAAGTAATAAAACTTGTTACGAGACATACGATCCTAAGTGAAAAGAAGAAAGAGATAAGATAAGAGGTGACGGTAAATTGATTACCGACCACATGATGTTATACCGATCGACATAGCCTTGACTTTTCTCTATTTTAATGTTATACTATTATATAAATGAAGGTGAAATATTATGAATAAATTTAATCATGTAGACTTAGACAAGTCAAAGTTGCCTACAGTAAAAGGCAAAAACGTAGATGGTTTTAGATTTTACAATATCAATGGTAAAAACTATCCATCAGTAACATCCGTTTTATCAATCAGAAAGAAAAAAGAATTACAAGACTGGCGAGATAAGATTGGTGAGAATGTAGCTAATTGGGAAATGGGTAGAGCCGCTAGACGTGGTAAAGCTACTCACACACTAATAGAACAATATATCAAAAACGAAACGCCATCTATCAGAGACGTATTACCATTAGGTTTATTTAAGTTAATAAAACCTTATGTAGATCAAATCAATAACATACATTGTTTAGAAACAGTTATGTTCAGCGACAAATTGACAATTGCTGGGCAAGTTGATTGTATTGCTGAATATAACGGTAAATTATCTGTTATAGATTTTAAAACGGCAAATAAAGAAAGACAAGAATCTTGGATTGAAAATTACTTCTTACAAACGTGTGCTTATTCAATGATGTATGAAGAACATTTTGGCACTAAGATAGATCAACTTGTTATACTAATAGCTGCCGAAGACGGCACAATGGTACCATTCATAAAAGACAGGTCAGAGTATGAAGATAAACTTGGTAAATCAATTGAAGAGTTTTATAAATATTACCAAGAGAAGTCAAAAGACAAAGATGTGTCATAATGGTCTCTAATAAAAGGGACAATGAAAAAAATACTAGACAACCTACCTACACTTTTTGTGTTCTTAATGTTCATATTTGCTATGACACTAACTTACAATCATGCTAATGCTGATGAAAGATCAAAATATAATTTGAGGATGATGTCTTACCCTATGATGTGTGGGTTACCAGAAGATGTAGACAGATATATCGCAGATAATGAATTTACTGCTATCAATGTAAGTTTTGGTAAAGAAGGCGCTAAAGAAGATGGCGATATAGTATTTGCTATAACATATTACATAAACGACAAACACCAAACCTTAGCAGTGGCAGAGACACCAAACGATCCATATAAGTGTATGATATTTCATACCTTTGATATGATAATGAATAATAATTTACTAAAAGGTAGAAACACTTAATTATTTTATTATGAAAGCACATGATGGTTTATTTGATAATGTATGGATGAATGAGTTAAGTTATCAACTTGCTTTTCAACAATCTTGGTTTATGAAAAATATTGCCAATGGTCATACTTATCCATATCAACACACAGGTACACACCGTTTATTAGGTGTCAGATATTTCACTAAAAAACCAAAAGATAATAACGTATACAGAGACAAAAATGTCATAGAGGATTTATATGGCAAACTCATAGGTGCTTTTGATTACTATACTCAAAGATTAGGATATCCTAAAATGGAGTTATTAGAAATAGGTTTAAACTTACAATTTCAAGGACAAGACGGTACGGATCATTGTGATGGTGTAGAAGGACAAAGCGCATTTGTTTTAATGCTATCTAACGAACCTATGGGTGAAGATACAGGTGGCGAGTTTTATCATAAACCCTCAGACACTTTAGTGCCATTTAAATCAGGTAGACTAATAGAATTTAATGCTGAAGATTGGCACCATGGCAAAGCATTTAATGTACCTCAGGTTGCTAGATTTAGTATTAAATGGTTAGGGCAACCTTTACAAATCACTTAACATATGTTATATTAAGATAGTCGACTAGTGCTGGTGAACGCTAGCGTTATTAGCCAGCACGCACAATGAAAGAGAAATATTATGAATAGTAAAGAATTTAGTTTAATGATTGAGGGTATTGTAAAAAAGAAAAGGTGTACTTACATGGACGCTGTGTTATCTTATTGTGAAGATAATGATATAGATCCTTCTACAACAAAACCTATGATCTCAAAAGCACTAAAAGAAAAAATTAAATCAGAGGCAGTTGATTTAAGATTACTCAAAGAGAAACCTAGTGGTAAGTTACCTGTATGAGTAAGTTGAAGAATCCTTATAAAAAAATATTAGACAATGTAAAAGGTACTCAATATGTAAGTAGTAAAACTTTTAGTGAATCAGGTCAAGTGATGAGACGTGTAAAAGAAGTTTGTATTACAGAATTAGATATACAAAATCAATTTGAAAAACAGAATGGTCTATCACACTTCTTACAAATACCTATTGATGTTAATGATGTTTTTAGAACACACTTTCCTCTAGCACCTAGTGTAGATAGAATAGACAACACAAAAGATTATTATCCTAACAATATTGTTATTAATACTAGATTTGAAAACAATGGTTTAAATAGATGTGATCCTAAGTACATGGATTATATAAAAGAATATTTGATAAAACATTTTAAGAGTCAATGATATGTATGGTGGATTTGATGTTTTTAAAACTTATCTCGCTGTAAAACTACATTTTACCTCAAAGAGTTACGACTATCATAAATATGATGGTAAGATAAATTGTAAACTTGATACCTTTACAAAAAGAAATGATAGATACTTTTTTCACAAACTAAGTATTAAATATAAACAAGAGGAAATATTAGATTTTTTTGTATCTAATTTTATTAAAGATGAAAAGAAATGGGTCGGAAGCCTTTTACAGAATGATGGTAAAGATATATACTTGGATTACAAGAAACGGCAAGACTCTTTTAAATACCATTTTAGAAACGATCTTTTATCTATTCATAATGATTTCAATGCTAATAATATTTCTTTTGATGTTGGTTTCTTATGCGATAGCGGACAACATCCTAGACTTTTACGCTTACTTCTTCAAAAGAAAACGTCTATCCAAACCATCGTTGTTCTTAACGAAATATTATCGTTTACTAAAAATTGGGATAAAGAGATTACCGAAAAAGTTGTCTGGCCTAAAATCTCATCTACGATTACCAAGTTAAAAGGATTTATGA